CGTATGGCATTTCCACAGTGTATGCCTGATGAATATAAAGTACAGGGCAATCCTGTTAAGGCTTATCGTAACTACTACAAAGGAGAGAAGGCATACTTTGCCAAGTGGGACAAGGGTACTCCTCCTCCTAAGTGGTGGCAGAATGCCGCCTAATTCAGCAGACTTGGCACAGTTAGCTGCGCTTAAATTAGAGTTAGAAAGATTAGAAATTGTAATTAAGGATAAAGAAGACATAGAGTATCAGGTGGTGACTAGATGGCTTCTTAATAGAATGAAATACATGGAAAGGAAAGGGGCATGATGCGAGCTTTACCAGAAGAATTTACAATACGAGAGTCAAGCAATGATGGCCTAGGTTTGTTTGCAAATAGAGAACTGATTATCTTTCCTACAGCTATTAGTCATATTTACCATCCCTTCATTGGGTGGTTGCGTACAGCAGTTGGTGCCTTTATTAATCACAGTGAGTCGCCAAACTGTACCGTTAAAGAAAGCACTACTAAAGTACATACGAGAAGTGCTATTGACGATTTTAATTTAGATAGGTATTTGTTAGGATCAAGATACAATGAGAGTGACGGTGTAGTTATTAAAGTGAGATACCTATTGCAGAATAGCCCGATTAACGAGGGCGATGAAATTACAATTCAATATGAGGATGTTTTATATCATGGACTTGGACCTATTGACTATACCAGATTTTCTTCGGCGCAAGAAAAAGAGGGGCCGACCTCGGAAGATCAACTTGAACTTGTCGGACACGCAATCTGAAACCACTAACAAGTGGGAGGAGTGGGATAGAATTAAACAAGAAAGGTACGGTAAAAAATACGAGATCATGTTAACAAACGAAGCTCCACGCATAGGAAGTGGGCTTAGAATTGTTTATGTTAAGGAGGGACGTAAGTGGGCATACATGACTAGTCACCCTCATGATCCTGATACAAGGGACCGTAAGGTAACTAAAAAACTTAGCCTCAAGAGGTGGAACCAACTTAAAGCTTCCCATGAACTCTATTTACAAAGGAATGATCCCGATGAAGTTGCAAGAAAGCTCAGTCGCAGACGTTATCGAAGAGTACAAGAAAACACCAGAGTTTAGTGTTAAGATACGCTCCGATAAAACAAGGCAGCAGTATGTGTACCAGTTGGAAAGACTGTGTGCTACAGAAGTAAAGTGGGATGTAAACTATGTAGGAAATATGAAAGTTAGTGAGTTAACGGTGGCTAACTGTCAGCATATTTATTGGGCATTGATAAATGATGCACGAGGTGGAGAAGGTCAACGCTTTGCAAACTACACTTTGCAAGTTGTCACTCGTGCATGGAATGTGCTTATGAAATATGACATGTTAGATAAAAACCCTTGGTCTTTTGTTGAAAGGAATAGGCCAGCACCTAGAAACACAGTTTGGAAGACAGAGGACTTCACTACATTCCTGACTATGGCATTTAGTAAGCCTAAGTGGAGAAATGTGGGGCTGTTGGTGAGGATTAATGTTGAGTTGGGTCAGCGTATCGAAGACATACGATTTTCTGAATGGGACAACTACGATTTGAAGGAGAAATTATACTCTAGAGAAACTATACTCAAAACTAATGAGCGAATAGCTGGCATACCTCTGTCAGATACTCTTGTTCAAATGATTGCAGATCAAAAGGAGGTGTATGACTTTCAAAAGTGGGTTGTACCCAATCCGTTGACACTAGAACCTTACACTGAAAAGGGTATAGCCAAAACCTTTAGGCGAATAATGGACGCTGCTGGCTTGCCGTTAAAATTACAATTACGTGACATTCGTAGAACTGTTTTGACAGACTTGGCTAATCATGGTGCTACGGATACAGAGATAATGGCCTACAGTGGGCATAAAAGTAGAGAGAGTTTAATGCCCTATGTACGTATAAGTACACAACAGGCTCGTAATGCAGCGGAAAAGAGACAGTTTAGTTTAGGTGACGATGATGAATGGAACAAATTTAAGCGTAGTTTAATGTCAACGGAGGAAAAGCTGAATGAAATTAAATTTAAGGAGGATTAGTTTGATGAATGACACAATGAAACGGCCAAAAGTTACTCCCGCTCACGGGCCAAGTTGGTATTTAAAGTGGGTGGCTACTCTTATACTTTTAATCGGAGCATCTTTTAATTCTCTTGAGATAATTCCTGTTAACTTTTATTTTATGTTGACAGGTACAGCACTGTGGTTTATCGTGGGAATGTTGTGGTTCGATAGAGCAATCATTACATTGAATGCAGTTATCTTTGGTATATATTTTATTGGTATAATTCTTCACTATTCCTACAGGTAGTCATATGAATTTGTCTAATTACATAGACACCATGAATTTGTCGTTGGAGGAGAGACACAGAGGAGACTGTCCTGTGTGTGGTGGTAGAAATACATTCACTGCTACACGAACCTGTGAAGGTATCCTATATAATTGCTATAAAGCAGGGTGCAAACTATCAGGAACAAGACCTACATCTGTAACTGTGAGTGATATGAAACACAAAAATAGTAATAATAAAAAGAAGGTTGATTTTAAATTGCCCGAATATCTTTTGCCTAACAGAACAGAAGTTACAGTGTGGGCAAGCTCCTACCAATTGGATGCCAGTGTGTTAAACTTGTTATATGATGTTAAAGAACATAGAGTTGTGTTTCCCGTAAACTATAATGGCAAAATGGTGGATGCTACAGGCAGAGCTTTAAGACTAAGACAAAAACCAAAGTGGAAAAGATATGGATCAAGTAGTTATGCATACATCTGTGGTGCGGGAGCAATTGCTGTGGTGGTAGAGGATTGTATCTCTGCCGCAACGGTATCATCAATCAGTTCTAAAGCTACGGGAGTAGCATTGATGGGTACATCTTTATTGCCAGACCATTTACTACAGTTGCAAAAATACAACAAAATTATTGTTGCACTTGACCCTGATGCCGCACGAAAAACTTTTGAGTTTACACGGCAGCTAAGAGGAACAGTTGACACTGCCAGTGTGTATGCTTTGAATTTAAAAGATGACTTGAAATATAGAAGGAAAGCTGATATTATTAATCTTAACCTACTATTATCTCATTAGGAGAAACACATGGAATTAGCACTGTTACGCACACTTATGAATAGAGACATATACAATGGAAATAAAAACATAGCACGAGAAAAGATATTTAGAAGTCAGGAAACTAGAAATATCAAGAAGGTGTTAGACCAAGCTATGTCTGACTACGAGAATGATATTGGTCCTTCTGATATAGAGGCTTTGTTTTTTACTCAAAATCCTACGCTTACAACAGCGCAGAGGGATATCTATCAAAGTCTATTTCGTAAGATAGAAACTGCAAGCATACTCAATGAGGATGTGGTGCAAAATATTTTGCGAGAGTTAAACAGAGAGGATGCTGCGAATGAGTTGATGGACATAGCTTTTAAGATGTCCAATGGAGAAGTAACATCCTTACATAAAATAGTTCAGTTTGCAGAACGGCGTGAAGAAGACTTTATGCCAGCACTCAAGGTGTACTTTGAGAAGATGGACATAGACTCTTTACTTAAAAAGAATGAGCTACAGTTCAAGTGGAAGTTTAATATACCTACAGTTGCAAACCTTGTTCCGGGAGTAAATGCAGGGCAGATAGTGGTGGGTGCTGCCCGTCCTAACACGGGTAAAACAAGTAGCCATGCCTACCTGTGTGCAGGTCCGGGTGGATTTGCTCATCAAGGAGCAAAGGTTATGGTTCTGGCAAATGAGGAAGCCACAAGTAGAGTATCTTCACGGTATCTTACTGCTGCATGTGGTATGAATATAAAAGAGATTGTTAAGAACAGAAAACGTGCAGAGGAATTGTTTGGTCCCATTAAAGAAAATCTAAAAATTACTGATGCTACAGGTTGGGACTTAGATCGTGTAGAACGTGCTGTTAAAGCATACGAACCAGACATTGTGATTGCTGACATGGCCGACAAGTTTCAGCCAGAGGGCAAGTACACTGCTCACCATGAACAACTCAAGGCGGCGTATGTTCGCTTTAGAATTATAGCCAAGCAATATAATTGTGTATTGTTTGCCATGTCTCAACTATCTGCTGAAGCAGAAGGCAAGGTATTTGTGAACATGAGTATGTTGGAAGGCAGTCGCACAGGTAAGGCGAGTGAAGCAGATGTATTGTTCTGTATAACTAAAACACCTATGGTGGAGGGCCAGCAAGAGGAAGAAAGCCCAGAGAGGCATTGGCTAGTTCTTAAAAATAAGCTAACTGGAAAACATGGGCGTGTCATTACGATGCTTGATCCAGAGACAGCAACTTACAGTGCATAGGAACATATTATGAAATTAACTATAGATGTAGAGAATACTGTATCTAAACTACCATCAGGTAAGACCCTTCTTGATCCATTTACAGAGGGCAACAAGCTTGTATTGGTATGCACAAGAACAGACAAGGGTGAGGAGGCGTCGTTTTGGTTTAGTCACTCTACACATAGCACAGACAATGCAAAAGAACTTTTACAGGCACAGCTAGATCAGGCTACGGTATTGATATGTCATAATGCACAGCATGAGTTGGTGTGGCTGTGGGAAACAGGTTTTACTTACGATGGGCCTGTCTTTGATACCATGTTGGTTGAGTATTTGTTTCAACGAGCAATCAAACAGCCTCTATCTTTACAGGCGGTGGCAGAGAGGTATGAACTTGAGAACCAGAAGCTTGATACTCTTACTGAAAGCTTTAAGCAAGGTATATCTGTAGATGAAATAGATGGAGATGACTTAGAAAAATATTGTAAGGTTGACGTAAGGGCCACGCAGGAGTTAGCCGATAGCTTGCGTAGAAAGATGTTCACAGAGGACTATGCTTCACTTCAAAACATAATTACATTGACAAATGACTTGTGTGTGCTGTTGTCCAAGATTTATTACAGAGGTTTTTCTGTAAATGCAGATGCACTAGCAGAGGTTAAGCGAGAATTTGAAACAGAACAAAAAGAAATACAAAATTCTTTAAATGCACAGGTCCATGAAGTGATGGGTGACACACCAATTAATCTTGCCTCACCAGAACAGTTAAGTATGGTTATATATAGCCGCAAACCAGTGGACAAACCCACATGGTCAAGTAATTTTTCTAGATTTATGAAAAAGTCTGCATTTGATGCGGCAGTGAAAAAAAATTCAGAGCTAGTGTACAAGACCACTGCTATTCAGTGTAAAAATTGTTTTGGAAGAGGCTATACCAACTTTACTAAGAAGGACGGAACTATAGGCAAGGCCCGTAGAATTTGTAAGGAATGCAACAAGGCTGGCATACTATATATTCCAAGCAAAAAGATTGCAGGGCTAAAGTTTACTCCTCCTTCTTCTTCTTGGGTAGCCAATCATGGTTTTAGCACAAGCAAAACCAACATAGAGATGTTAGAAGAGACAGCCAAGCGAAGAAACATGGTAGAAGCGGAGAGCTTTCTGTATAAAGTAAGAAGACTGTCTGCTTTGGATACTTATTTATCTTCTTTTGTTGAAGGCATAGAAACCTTCATGAAATCTGACAATAAATTGCATGTAAGATTGGTGCAACACAGAACTACAACTGGTAGGCTAGCATCTGACTCGCCCAACTTACAAAACATGCCCCGTGGTGGTACGTTTCCAATCAAAAGAGTGTTTCGCTCTCGCTGGACACAGGGAAAAATAATAGAGGCAGACTTTGCTCAACTTGAGTTTCGGGCAGCGGCATTCTTGGGCAAAGACAAGGTTGCAAGAGAGGAAATAGACACGGGTTTTGATGTTCATAGCTACACAGCAGAGGTCATTAGCAATTCTGGTCAGCCTACAACAAGGCAAGAAGCAAAAGCACATACCTTTGCTCCTTTGTTTGGTGCCACTGGCTTTGGAAGAACTACAGCAGAGGCGGCGTATTACCAGCAGTTTACTGGTAAATATTCTGGCATAGCTCAGTGGCACACGCAGTTAGCCAAGGAAGTTATGTCTACTGGTATGGTCACTACTCCTACTGGCAGACAGTTTGCTTTTCCCAATGCGGAACGTAGAAAAGGAGGAACGATAACACATTTTACTGCTGTCAAGAATTACCCTGTACAGTCGATTTCTACTGACATTGTACAGATGACCCTTCTTATTGTAGAGGAGATCATGAGGGAGAAGAAGTTAAAGAGTCTGATTGTAAACAGTGTTCACGACAGTATTGTTATAGATACATATCCAGATGAACAGGAAAGGGTAAAAGACTGCATTATTGAAGCAGAACAAAGGATTAGAGAACAGTTCCAAACTAAGTTTGAGGTAGACTTTGATATTCCTCTGATCATGGAATGTAAAATGGGAGAAAATTGGATGGAACTTCAAGAATATTCTTGACAAAAATGATGAAACAAGTATAATGGTTTGATATTTTTTTGCAGAAAGGAAATTATAGAATGGAAACAGAGCTAGTTAATATAGATAACACTAATTATGATCTTGTGGCGGCAGTCATGGGCATTGAAACTACAGGTTCCAAGCCAGCAAGGTCAGCAGATGCACTCTCTCGGCTTCGCATCTGGAATAAATCTGTCATGGGAACCATCGACAAGGGTGGCAAGAAACGTCAGATGGAAGTGGTGCCGGGAGGTACGTATAGAATTGATGACGGGAGTGGTACGTTCATGTACTGTGAGAAAATAAACTTCCGCCCATTTCTACAGCGTTTTAGGTACAACCGTTGGTTGCCTTACCAAACGCCAGATCAAAATGGTCGCAAGGGAAAGTATGTTAAGTCTGCTTTCACGCATGATTACAAAGCATTTAGTTCTTCAGATTTAATTGATGAGTCTGGTGG